TAGGTGTTGTATATGTTGATGTATACGATACTAAGATGGGTGTAGGTTCTCGACTAAGTGGTGTTCAAGTTATCGACCACGTAGTATTTGAATCAGAAGGTGGTGGAGGTGCTTCGGCAGGTATCCAACCTAAGAACTACGCTAACGCTGCTCCAACAGCTGCCCCTGCACCAAGCAAGGCAACTCCAGGAGACATCCCGTTCTGAGGGCAAGGCCCTCGGTAAGCATTAGGGAGGGGCGCACATGCGCCCTTTCTCACCTCTAACAGAAGGATACAAAATGGCTAAACAAATAGCTACATTAGTACAAGACATGGAGAGTGTTATATTCGGTCAGAAAGGTTGGGACAATACAATCGGCCAGATGGTTGGAACTAACATAGCTCAGATGGCTTCTGATAGGTTTAAAGCTCCACAAGAACCTAGGGGTTATCTATCTATGTCGTCACTTGGCACACCTTGCTCTCGCAAGTTATGGTACAAGATTAATCAAACAGATAAGGCAGAAGCCTTACAAGCCAACGCACTGCTCAAGTTCTTCTACGGTGACATGATTGAAGAACTTGCTTTAGGTATTGCACAGCAAGCAGGACACGAAGTTGTTGGTCAACAAGATAAGATGAATGCACACGGTATCAAAGGAAGTAGAGACTGTGTTATAGATGGCATGACAGTAGATGTTAAGTCTGCATCTCCTTACTCTTTTAAGAAGTTCAAAGAAGGTAATCTAAGAGATCAAGACCCATTCGGCTACATCTCTCAGCTGTCTTCATATGTCTATGCGGCTAAAGATGACCCACTGGTTACTAATAAAACACACGGTGCATTCTTAGTTATAGACAAAGTAAACGGACATATATGTTTAGACATGTACGACTTTACTGATGAGCTTAAAACAAAAGAAGAAGAGATAAAAGCAATCAAGGAGATGGTAAAGAGTAAAGTACCACCACCTCGTGAGTATACAGATGAACCACAAAGCAAGACTTCTCCTAACAAGAAACTATGTATGGAATGTTCTTACTGTGAGTTCAAGAAAGCATGTTGGCCAGGATTGAGAAAGTTCGCTTACTCATATGGCCCACAATACTTGACTAAGGTTAAGAAAGAACTCAAGGTTACTGAAGTGGAGGATTTCTAATGGCTAAGCGCAGTAGATTTCATGGTATCGCGGCAGGTTACAGATCAGGACTAGAAGAACAGACAGCTAATGATCTAAGAGAACGCGGTGTCAGCTTCACCTACGAAGAGACCAAGATCAAATGGACAGACTTAAAGGTGAGGAACTATACACCTGACTTTGTTCTTGAGAATGGTATTATAATTGAGACTAAAGGACGCTTCGTTTCTACAGACAGGCGTAAGCATAAAGAGATACAAAAGCAGTTTCCAGAACACGATATACGCTTTGTATTTAACAACTCACGAGCCAAGCTCTACAAGGGAGCTAAAAGCACCTACGGAGATTGGTGTAAAAGTAATGGCTTTCTATATTCAGATAAGACTATTCCAGTGGAATGGACAGAAGAGGAAAAGAAATGACTATAAGTAAATCAGGAATGGGCAAGACAGCAATCGTTTGGTCATGTGCTCACGCTTCACCAGAGACTAAGAACGACAGGTTTGATTGGTTAGGTGGTTTAATATACGATATCAAGCCTGACTATTGTGTAGACCTAGGTGACGGAGCAGACATGAAGTCACTTAATATGTATGATAAAGCTAAACCTAAGAGTGTGGTTGCTCAGAGCTACGGTGGTGACATTGATTCGTACAATGAGTCTCAAGAACTTCTACGTTACAGGTTTAAACAACAAAGACGTAGACGACCAAAGTGGTATGGCTTCGAAGGTAATCACGAAGCACGTATCACAACAGCTATTAATTATGACCCTAGATTAGAAGGCGAGAAGTATGGTATTTCTTTCTCTCACCTAGGTACTAAGAAATGGTTTGATGAGTATCACCAGTATGAGAATGGTGCACCTGCAATACACAACTATGACGGTGTTGACTATGCACATTTCATTGGTGCAGGTAACTTCGGTAGAGCAATCAGTGGTACACACCACGCATACGCTATACTACAGAAGCGTTACCGCTCAGCTACAGTAGGGCACAGCCACAAACGTGATATGTACTTCAAAGATGACATCGGTACTAACGGTGGCATTGGTGCAGTAGTTGGTTGTTACAAAGGAGCAGCTGAGTCATGGGCAGGTCAGTCTAATGGCGAATGGTGGAAGGGTGTACTTATAAAGCGTAACATTATGGATGGTCAATACGATGCACAGTGGGTATCAATGGACATTCTTAAGAAAACTTATGGAGGCAAGTAATGGAGTTCGAAGTAACATTTAAAGTAAGGATGGATGCAGACCAGTTTGTATTAGACTTAGAACAGACTGATCGTGAAGATTTAGTTAAAGATGAAGTATTAGGTGTACTGTATGATCTCGAAGATGGTATAATAGAGTTCATGGAAGTTAATGAGGTGTCTGGATGACAACAAATACAAGTAATTACTCTCAATGGGTAGAGGGTAAGATAATGACAGAAGGTGAAACTAGGTTAATTGAAAACACCTTAGGTCTTATCGGAGAGTCAGGTGAGATAGCTGAGAAGATTAAAAAGCTATTACGTGACAATACTAAAGTAGAAGCCCAAGACATTATAAAAGAACTGGGTGATGTCGCATTCTACTTAACTGCTCTGGCGAACTACTTCGGCAGTAGCTTAACAGAAGTGTTAGAACTTAACATAATTAAACTTAACGATAGACAAGAACGTGGTGTTCTTAAAGGATCAGGAGATAACAGATGAGTATTATTACAATAAACGACAAAGAGTACGAAACAAACGATTTTACAGAGCAACAAACTGCTATACTTAATGAGGTAGTGTATGCTGATACAGAGGTTAAACGGTTAGACTATATAACTAAGACTTTAAATGAAAGACTTAAACTTCTAACCCAGTCACTATCTAACTCTTTAGAGGAGGTTTCTGATGATCAAACAGATACTAAACAGTAGAGCAAGACGCATTGTATGCAATGGTATACGAAAGACTATACTAGCACCATTCATATGGTTGTATCGTTTCTATAACTACCTACAGACATGGCAAATGCACAGGGATACAATCAAGCATCTCAATCGTTTGTCTAACAGAGAACTAAATGACATCGGACTAACTCGTGGAGACATCGATAACTTAGTTTGGATGAGAGAAGACTTTAAAGTACGTGGAGAGGGTTACGAAGCGAATGGTAATAAGTGAAGCACAATCTCTCTTACATGTAATGTTATTAATAGATAAAGAATTTAAATAAAGGATTAATATATGAGTATTAAAAACCACCAAGGGCCAAGCCTAGGTATATCAGAAGAAATACACGCAATGAAGTATCGCTCTAAGGGTGAGAGCTTTAGAGAAGCTATGTCAAGAGTAGCTGACTCACTTAAAGATAACGAAGATCACTACAATCAGTTCAGAGATATATTGTTAGATCAACGCTTCTTACCTGCAGGACGGGTGCAATCTGCAATGGGTTCACCTAGAAAGGTAACACCTTACAACTGCTTTGTATCAATGACTATTGAAGATAGTATGGAAGGCATCATGAAGGCAGCAACGGAAGCTGCTAAGACTATGCAACTAGGTGGAGGTATCGGTTACGACTTCTCTACACTACGTCCACATGGAGCACTCATCAAGAGCCTAGACAGCCGTTCTAGCGGCCCTCTTAGCTTCATGGGTATATTCGATGCTTTATGTAAGACTATCAGCTCTGCAGGTCATCGTAGGGGCGCACAGATGGCAGTACTAAGGGTAGATCACCCAGACATCTTAGAGTACATCAAAGCTAAGAACAATTCAACTAACTTCACACAGTTTAATATGTCTGTTGGTGTTACTGATGACTTCATGACTGCTGTTAAAGAAGACACTGACTTTGATCTAGTATTCGAAGGCAGAGTATACAGCACTATCAGAGCTAAAGCTTTATGGGATGACATCTTACGTTCGACGTGGGACTGGGCAGAGCCAGGCATCTTGTTCATTGACCGTATCAATCGTAAGAACAACTTACACTATTGTGAGTACAT